GTACTTTAGGTTCCTTAGGTACTTTAGGTTCCTTAGGTACTTTAGGTTCCTTAGGTACTTTAGGTTCCTTAGGTACTTTAGGTTCTTTAGGTTCCTTAGGTACTTTAGTATAATGTATATTTAACATTATTTAATAGGTTATAATAATAAATATAATTTTATGTATATATCATTTCGATTGCTAATATTATTAAATATGACAATAATGCAATAAATGGAACAAATAATATTAGCGGTAAAATAGTATTATATGTTGAATTATCATCAGAATTATTTATATCAAATCCAAAACATTTCATATTTCCATCCTTATCAAAAAATAAATTTGGTTGGATCGCAAATATAATCGCAAGTATTATTATATATATTAATAGTGTTATAATTTTTCTTGAAAGCATTCTTTATCTATTATTTTAATAAGGAAAGAAAAAAATGTATTCACTATGTATATCTTTAATATTATTATTAATAATAGTAAGTGTCATATTATTTAAATATGGATTTATACCTGATCGTAAAAATGAAAATTTTGTTAATGATCCAATAATAATAACTGATAATTTTTTAAATGTTAAAGAAAAAAATAAAGATATATCCTCCGATAAATATATAATTATTGAAAGTAAATATTTAGTAACTGTAATTGACAATATTAAAAAAAAAAATAGATTAGATAAAAATACAATAGGTATCAACACTATACCAAATAATGCCAATATTCAATTATTATTAGACCCTTATATAAATTATTACATACTAAATAATAAAGCACCAACCAGTAATTTTAATAAGGAAGGTATATTCGTATGCGTTAGTAATAATATAATACGCGAAGAAGATTGTATATGGGCACTTTACAATAAAGTTGTTGCATATATATACATGAGCGATTATTTATTTATACAAGCATTAATTAAAGGATATAACTTAGATATAAATAATATATATTTAAAAAGAATTAAAATTGAAGAATTAAAAAATACCGAGAAAATGTTTGATTATTTATTCACATATATGGTATTTGATAGCGAATATATGCACTTCCTATGCAACCAGCGATATTATATTAATGGATTAAAAGACGTAGATATTAATAGAATTAAAGCATATTATCCATTTATTAAAGAGAACTACAATACCGTTAAGTACTATTATAGCAAAAGTAAAGAAACAAATAATGAGACACAGGAAGAAAATATTAATAATAAAAACAATAATGATATATATTTAAGTTCAATCAATAGTTTATTACCTATAATGAGTTATAATATAATTAGTTCTGTAGAAAATTTTATAACTCGCTTAGATATGCCTGATGATTACTTAGAAACAGTTAAAGAAATATATGATAAAAGTAAGAAGGAAGGACATTACGGATGTTACGGAAATAATAATATTGTGAATAAGTTTGAATGTGATTCATATTATAATATCGACGGAACTCCAAAAAAATATTATAGTTTATGGGATAAAAAATGCAGTACTGATATAGAATGTCCTTATTATAAATCAAATAAGAGTTACCCTAATAATAGAGGTGGTTGTATAAATAATGGATTTTGCGAATTTCCTGTTGGAGTAAAAAGATTGGGTTTTAAAAAATATATTGATACCAATTTAAATAAACCACTATGTTATAATTGCAATATTGATGGAAATAATAGTATAAATCAAACTCCGGTTGATTATGTTTTTGAAAATGATTTCAGAGAAAGAGAAAAATATAAATTAAATACAATAATTTCCTTATTAGATTATAGAGACTTATAAAATAATGAATATTAATATTATAATTAATATAATAAAAATAATATCAACCTTATTAATAATATTAATATTTAGCATCGTAATATATCAATATATATCTGTAAATAATAATATTGAAAATTTTAATCAAGACACAGGAGATATTAATTATGAAAATAAATTCAAATATAAACCATATAATATAAGGTTAATGTATGAGAATACTGGCGAATATCCTTGGAATAGACATACAATTAATTCAAGCATCCCTTATGATGTAAATATTAAGAAAGAAGCAGTTAATGTATACTATTATGAGTTTGATAACGCAACATTTAATCGCAAATTGAAACAAGTGTTTAAAAGTAAATGCGAAGAACTTATCATCGCAATTGAGGGAAGCGAATGGAATAACTGGATAAATCCAAAAACATTAAAAGATACTAATGAAAAGAACAAACTTAAATCATATTATGATAAAATATATAATTTTGCTATCAAAAGATTAAATAGCGAAATAATGAATTTACCTGGGGAAGATAAAAAACAAAAAGTCCAGATCGTTCATGATATCATGTTAAGATATAGACAACATAAATTATATCCATTATATTACATGTTCGATATTGATATGATATTATATCGTGCCGGAAAATTTCAAGGAAAGCATATTAAATTAGTTGTAATAACAAATGGTAAAACTATTAATGTTATCCTTGCAAATATTGTCGGTGTTGTATCAGAAGATAATATTGTTATTTATCCTTATACATCCTATGATAAATTAAATATTACTGATTATCATCAATTTATTCCATTAAAATATGGAACAGTAGAAAATGATACTAAAAATAGTAGTGAAAATACCTTCAATATTAGTGATAAATATATGAATAGCGAAATAGAAAGTATAATGTATAAAAAACTTTTAGAAGAAAATATACCTGAAGATGTTGATATTAGCAATAATAATTTTATACGTAAACCAATATAAATTATTTTACAAAAATAACTGTTTTTTACAATATTTGTAACTTTTAACAAATAAAATAATTGTTAGACTTCATGTACTCTAGTTTTTTCAACTGTAGTTCCATAAACATATTAATAACCATGTGAAAAAACTGGTGGGAAATATTGAGGAGTATATTCAGAAGTATATTCTAGAGTATATTGAGGAAGATATTGAGGAAGATATTGAGGAAGATATTGTGGAGTATATTGAGGAAGATATTGAGGAAGATATTGAGGAGTATATTGTTGTGGAGTATATTGAGGGAGATATTGAGGAAGATATTGAGGAAGATATTGAGGAAGATATTGAGAAGTATATTGAGGAAGATATTGAGGAGTATATTGAGGAGTATATTGAGGAAGATATTGAGGAAGATATTGAGGAAGATATTGTGCGTCTGATTGTTGTGTTGATGCAACTATAGATTGTTGGGGAATATATTGTTCTTCTACTTGTTGGGTATCTTTCTTCATTTTATAAATATATATATTAAGATATTTTTATATAAGTTTTTACTTTTTATAAATAAGGATAATATATATCAATATTAAATTGTTAATATAATATATTAAATTATAATTTACTTAAAATACTTTTATAAAAATATTCAACAAGTGTTTCCCATCTATAATGCTTTAAAATATTTTCACGCCCCCTCATTCCATGTTTGTTCGCTAATTCAGGATTGCCTAAATATTTCCAAAAAGCATCTGCAAAATCATGAGGATCTGTAATTTCTGCCTTGCCTCCAATACCCGCACTTTTATTATCTAAATATTGATAAATTGTCGATCTTATAGGTGTTGAGTTATTATCAGTTAAATATTCACGAATACCTCCAACAAAAGAAGATACTTGAGGTTTTCCTAATGCTAAACATTCAAATACAGTTAATTCAAATCCCCCTCCATTACAGTTATTGCATCCTACATCACAACAATTATATAAAATATTAATATCTTTGTCTGATAATTGTTGCGGTTTTGATACCTCTATTATAGTATTTTTTACATAATCCAAAGGAACATTCCTAAATTTAACTTCATTTTCTAAAACATCATTTAAATCCCAATAAGCATCTATACTTGTTCCTATTATTAATTTTAAAGGTCGCTTTGTATGTTTATTTGTTATAATGTTAGTTTTTTTATTTAATACATTAACTAAATAATGTTTTTCTACAAATTCAACCCAAGCAATAATTGTATGATCCCAACATTTTCGTGGTTGATTTCTATTAAGATTTAAAACAATAAAAGCATCATTATCATAGTCAAAGAACATTCTCGCAATATTAGTTGGTATTGGATAATATACATTAACATCAAACCCATGCGGGAAACTATACATGGGCATATCTTCACGAATACCTAATTTCTTTGCGATGTCCATCCAATAAGGAGTGAATGCAACTATGCCATCAATATATTTATTTAATAATTTAATATAATCTTTTTTCTGATATGGATATACTTGATCCATATAAGATATTAATTTAAAATTATTTTTTTGCTTTCCACAATCATTCATTATATTAGTTACCAAAGCTGTTGTAACAATATTATCATTAAATATAATAATTATATCTTGAGGATTATTTTTAATATAATTACCAATCTCTAATTCTCCAAAACCATTACGACGTGGATTCTCTGTTTTCATAGCGTCATGTATTTTAACACTAGATGGTATGTCATCACGTATAGCGGAACTATCCGCGCAATTTATATTTTGAAACCCATATATTGTTAATTCAATATCATCATATATTCCAAGATATTTTGAAATATAATATACTACTTTTGAATATCCATTACTAGCACCTATAGGATATGTTCCACACAACATTATTCTTTTTTTTCCATTTTTTGAAGGAACCCACCAATCATTATTTGTATTATTTGTATTATTATCATTACTATCCTTACTTGATTTTTCACTAATAATTTTATTATCTTTAATAGTTTCTTCACCGACATCTATAGATTTTGAGAATAGGTTAGATAATTTTATTGACATTCAAATATAATATATTATATTTATAATATAAATCTTATATAAATCTTTGAAAATTTATAATAATTTCTTTTTATTTTTAAAAGTATTTAAAAGTAGTAATAAGTATTTAATTCATAGTTAATGATACCTGATTTAAATGTCGGGTATGGAACTACAAATCCTCAGAAATTAATTCATTTGGTTGAAAATAATGTAGCAATTAGATTACAAGACAAAAGGTCTTCTCCTGATGCTTCTACAAATATAGAATTCATTAATGGTAATTCTGACATTTTTTCTTCTTCATTTAATACTGATTGGCGTTTATCAAATTCGAATTCTATATTTAGCATACAGAGTGGTTATAATAATGTAATTAATAATGTTATTAATTTTACTAATTCTGGATATGTTGGTATAGGAACAAATAATCCACAGCAAAAATTGCATATAATTGGTAATGTAAAATTAGATGGAAATATAGATGCAACTTCTTGTACAATTGGGGATATTAATGTTAATACATTAATATATGAAACAAGTAATCTTTTAATCACTAAAGCAAATCTTATTTATAGTGATGGTGTAAATAACAGTAATTATGTAGCGTCTAGTAGTAATATTATATCTAAGCGGATATCTGAATTAACTACTGATATGATTAATGAAAATCTGAATGCTGATAACAAATTTATAGTTAACAATAAGTATAATAGTGATCTAACAGTTAATGGAAATTTAATTATTAACTCAAATTTAATAATTTATGGTGATAGAACAAGAGTAGATACTGTAATTCAAGTATATACTGCAGAAAAATTGGGAATAATTAATATTGATGATAATTCTCCTGCTATAATGGTAGAACAAAAAAGCGATTACCCTTATATTTTTATTGCTTCAAATCAAAACACAGATGTATTTAATATTGCAAATAATGGTGATGTTAATATTATTGGTAGTTATAGAAAAAATAATAGAGATGTCATAGAAGATACTAGTAATTATGTTGGTTCTACAAGCAATATTTTGATTGGTCATATAAGTGATATTAATAATATTTTAGTCTCCAATATAAATCGAAATGATAGAAATAGTAGTAATTATGTATTATTAACGAGCAATATTCTGCTCACGCATGCATCTCTTAATGATAAAAATAGTAGTAATTATGTGTTATCAATAAACAATATTTTAATAAACAATGCAAATCTAAATGATAGAAATAGTAGTAATTATGTATTATTTGCAAATAATAATTTAATTACTATAATAAATCGTTATGATAAAAATAGTAGTAATTATGTTAAATCTACAAGATATACTTTACTTAACAATTCATATCTATATGATAAAAATAGTAGCAATTATGTTAAATCTACAAGCAATATTTTATTAAGCAAAACTAATCTAAATGATAAAAATAGCAGTAATTACACAAGAGATACAAGTAATATTTTAGTAGATCGTATAGTTGATACAAGTAATTATGTAAGAGATACAAGTAATATTCTAATAGGTCGTATCGTAAATACTAGTAATTACGTAAGAGATACAAGTAATATTCTAATAGGTCGTATTGTAGATACAAGT